TAAATTATTATCTATAGCCAGTAGGGCTATAATTAGGGTTTTCACGATACGCATCAAGCCAAGATTTACCGCTAGGCGGTGATGTAGGTTCACCACCTGGAGAAGAACGTATGTTAAACTTAGGCTTAGGGGTAAAGTTACTAATACCGTCAGAAACGTTCTTAAACATACGTGTAACAGATTCGCCACGCTCAAAGATTTTATCAGTATCGTAGCTATCAACACGCTTATTAGTAAGTGAAGTTTCGGATTTATACATACCACTAAGGGAACGTATCAAATCGGGCTCTTGCATCAACTTGTTCAAAGACCACTCATTCTGCTGAATGTTTAAGTCAAGCAAATGCTTATAAGGTGTTTGGCGGAGTAAACTTTCAGCCTTACCAATAGGCATTTTACCTAGCATAAAATCAGTATAATAACGCTGCATATCATTTGACATATTTTGACCGGAAGTCAAAGCACCATAATAGCCACCTAACTGTTTAAGATAACTAGCATTAGCATTTGCATTTGTAATGGCAGCACGACCTTGCATTAAGGCGGCTTGACCTTGCACAGTAGCAGCATGGGCGAACGTCTGCTGAATAGATAACCACTTACCGTAATTTTCGGTTTGCTTAAGAGTATATTTACCCGCAGCAATATCACGAAACGCAGAAGCATAGAAAGACATGGTTTGTGCAACATTCTTCTCAACTTCTTGCGGCATAACATTGTAAAGGCTAAAAGCTTTCATACGGGCATCATACATAGCATCAAAACCACGCCAATTTTCTAATTCAGCCTTAAATTGTTCCTGTAACAATCTGTTTTGATAAGTATCTTGAGCAAACTTATAGGTCATTTTTTGCATCTCGGTTTGAGATTCCATAAGCCCTTTCTGAGCCATATTAACACCCTCTATAGACTTATTGACATTCTCTTGAGACTTTTGTAAAGAAACAGACGCATCAACAGAACGTGTAGTATTGTAGGCAGCCAAACCACGAGTAGCAGCATCACCAATAAATGAATAATCGGTAGGCATCATTTGCGCAGATTCAGCAGCAGTAGCGGCAGAACCACTACCAACAGTACCACTAGCAGATACATCACCAAGCAAAGAATTGAGACCTGCAGCACGCATATCGTTAGCCTTAGCAGAAGAGGTTCCAAACATACGATACATCAATTCTTGCCAATCACGATTTTTCTTAGCTTCTTCAGCATTAAAGCGATTCTGCTCTTGCATGATACGATAATTCATTTGATTAATCTTATTGGTATTATGATTTCCAAAAAGACCACCAAGCAATGAACTAGCAACACCAAGAGCACCACCAACTAGGGCGCCAGGAACACCACCGTCAACAGAACCACCAGCAGCACCACCAGCAGCAGAAGTTAAAGCGGTACATTTTTTTAAGCGAAAAGGAGCACCGCCAAAAGCGGCAGTACTCCTTAAAATTATATTAGACAACATAGACAAAACTACTTAAAAATTTCCATTAAACGAGACTGAAAATCAGCATTATCTTTTTCAACCTTTTCTTTTTCCTCTTTCTCCTTGAGAGCAGCAGCAGCCTTATCACGAACCTCTTTATCTTTAATTGCAAGTTCTTTAAGATAAGCCATTTTTTCACTTGCTGTCTGAACATAACGGGAAGGACAAGAGTTAATTAATTCATCATCAGTCAAAGAGCCAAAAGTTTCTTCGAACTGAGAACGGAAATTTGACGTATCAATCATAGGCTGCAAAGATTCCTTAATTTCTCGCAACGTCTGAGCATCAGCACGCATATTGTCAACGCGCTGCAACAAAGAAACATCGGTATGAAAAGATGTACGCAAAGGATTATTCTTATCATCAACAGATGTAACTTCGTGTTGTACTTCCTCATAAACGGGAGGAACATAAACTACTTTATTTTTAGCTTTCATAATCAAACAATTTTAATTACTTAGAATAAGGCAAGCCATACATAGAGAATGGACGAACCGCAACACATGTATTAACACTACCAATCAGCAACTTATCGTCATTAACAGTACCCGACCACTGATTAACAAAGATAGGATAGAGTAAGGACGGGCGGCACTTAAACAAATCATCAATGCTGCCATAATTAGGGATTGATTCCGAGCCTTTATTAAGACGCCATCGATTTAAAAAAGATTCATCATAACCAGTAACCCAACTAGAATAAGTTCCACAAAAACCACCCTCAAAATAATCTCTAGCACTCTTTAATTCAGCATAACGAGGAGCATAACCATAAGTCTGAGACATATCAAGAGCAGATTGTTGAGAAATATAGTCATAGAGAGAATTACACAAGCCAAGAAGAGGTGCAGACAACTCGCAACGATACTGGGTTTGCATACCAATAGAATCTAGTTCCGGAATAGGAAAATCAGTAGCATCTGTTTTAAAAAGATTACGGTCAATACCAACATGCGAGTAGTCTAACTGAGGAATAGCACGATAAATTCCAATAATCATACCATACGTAGATGCAGTAAACTTACAACCGGCAGACAAATCACCAACACCAATAGCCTTAATATCGGGTTGACCACCATCAAGAAAATTGGTATTTACTTGAGGATTAATGCTCAAAGTTTTATCATCACCACCTATAAAAATAGATGTACGGGCATCGACTTTAGGCTTAATACCAAAATGTGCCAAAACCTGATTAGCAAAATCGGGGTCGTTACTATTCTGAATCTCCTTATATTTCTGCAAAGCAGTAGCAGAACGCAAAGCAGAGATTTTCAAAGAAGAATCGGCAGCAGTAAGTTTACCACTAAAACCAATAAGAATATCACCAGTAGAAGATGCACGAACAGTAGATGCATAAGAACCATGTGAAGGTGTAGGGGCAGCATTATTTTTCGTCAAATTGTCATTTAGCGTAAAAGCCGACGAACCAAAAAGTACACCCTTTGAAGGGTCAGCAGAATCCTTAACAATCAAAGTAGCATCTGCATTATTTAAACCAATAGGAACCGCAGACTCGTCACCATATTGAGCACGTGGCAGAACTGATGTAAAATAATCAATTGGAAGATTAGAATTTTCCAAATCGATAATAGAGGTCATTAACGCAGTAAACGTAGAAGACTGAACAAACTATTTAGCATTCATATTATCAGTAGGAAGCAAGTAATCAATGTTACAAGTCCAAGGCTCAAAAGGCTGCCATTTCTCGTTTCTATAATGGTCGTTACAAATCTTATGATAAGCCAACAAAGGCAAAATCGAAAGATTAGGACTATTAACTATTGAGGAAGACTCAAAAGAAGTAAGGTCTAAAGAAAACTCAGAATCCGCAAATTCAGAATCATCAAAAGACAAGGATTTGCCAACAAAGTTTAGCAGCACGACAAAGACGATAACCATCGCAAACGAAAACATCACTATAAGTAGAAGACTTATCACACCAATGCTTAAAATTAACAATGGAACGTGCAGCAAGATTTGGAGTAGCAGAAAAATAAGCAGCAAATGCAGAAAGCGCATGCTGATACATATCATTCAGCCAATCAGCCAAATCAACATAAGAAATATAAGGAAGTGATGTAGTAATCTGAGATGCATCTGTAGAACTACTAGCAAACTTAGATATATTCTGTCCAGCATCACCCTTAGTCAGGTTGTTAACTTGCTGCTCAAAATACTTCCAAAGAGACTGAAAAGGAACAAAATAGTACTGTATGTTTTCACGAATACGAGTAAACGCATCAGTGTTAAGGGCAGCAGTACGGGTCTTACCATTATACCCGATTTTAAACGTCTCATTAGGATTAACCCACTGAGTAAAAACTGGGAGCAATTCGCCAACCTGAGCAGTAAACATATGTCGATGAGACAAATCGAAAGCATTACGATTTACCTTATTCTTAAGGCGATGCATACCTAAAACTTTATTAGCCATAACAATTAATTTTTATAAGAATCAACAACATCACGGTGTTTAATATTTTCAATAAAATCCATATTAGCTTTTTGAACTTGATACTGAAATATAGACCGTGTCTTTAAAATATTAAAATCATAAGTTCCAGTATAAGGAGACATACTTGCGTAATTTTCATAAGCAAATAACTTGTCATTTTCCAAATTTTGGAAATAATGAATCATATTTTGATAATCTTTCCAGGAGATAAAATCAAAACGTAACTTAAGACATTCATAAAAACCTAAGCCTAAATAGGAGGATAACGAATAATGATGATGTGCAGCATAAAGCAACGATTTTAAAGGGTTGACAGAATCAGAACTGTTATAAATAGGTTTAGCAAAAGTAACAGCATACCAATGAACAGCACGAAACTGATAATTATATTTATATAAAACAGCAGTGGAAGGCTTAAGCAACCACATTAAAAACTCTCTTACTTGTCCGTCATCATAGATTTCGCCTTTGGTGGCGAAGAAACGGCGGGCAACGAATACCACCGAACGAAAAAGGGAAGAAGTTTCTGCAACATTAAAACAGGAAGAACCTGTAAATTTAACGGCAAATTGAGAGTAATACGCATCGGACATGGAAACAGGGCGTCGCACACCTTTTTTGTTAACGACATAATCAGTTGTAAGTGTTTCGTAATCTCTAGCCTTGAATAATTCTCTAACCTCATTTCGGTCCTTTGTACCCAGTAGGATTGAGTGAAAACTCCTTTGTGGAAACTTGTCAAGCACTCTAGGGAAGTCAGAATGTTGTGTAAGATACTTACTAACATATTCTTGCATGTTGCCATCTGTAACCTTTGAAGTCGAATCACCGTAGACCCATAAATCAGCCAAATCGAGTTTAACACAAATTTCCCTGGGATTTTCTTTGGTTGATTGGGGCAAAGTTCGAACAATCCTAAAATCTGCTCTCGCTCTAGGCGAGTTATGGAATAATAGGAGATGATAATGTGGACGGAAGGACTGGGAGCCGTACTCGCAAATAACGTAGTAGCGAAATGTTTCATCATATTCTTTTAAAAACCACTTTCTTAAACGACCTATATATTTTCTAATATCATCATACCATAGTATAGGGATAACAGAGTTATTTCTTATACCACGTGAACGAGAAGGAAATCTACTATAATACTTATCAATACGAGAATAGTAATCACGCAACATACTAGCAGTATCAACAGTAGAAAAATCTGTAAGTTGAAACGATTTAGAAATTTTATCCTCTACAAAGTAGAAACTTTTAGTTCTCCTATTATACTTTTTAATTACACGATTAGGTATACGTAATGCATAACCAAAAGGGTACATATAAGAAGTATCAATGTAGGGCAAGTGTAAATCGTCATACGTATTAGTAATAAATTCAACATATTTATGTTTAGATGCCTCTACCTCTAATAACTTGCAAAGATGTTCTTGGGCTGCAACTCGACACTGAATGCAAGAGTGGCAACCAACAAGAGTTAAACCATGTCGACCAGCAACGGGCACGGGATTATTGCAACGAGGAAAAAGAGCCATAATTATGAACTAAATAAATTACCGTTATAACAACTCATAATAGTTTTTTCTGTAACACGACCACCACTTTTTGAAAAGTCTAAAGGACAATAAAGTTCAATAGTTTTCAAAGTTTCTGCCAAGAAAGGTTGAGATGTACCACTACAGTACGCTTGTTTACGCTGAATCTCTCGAATAACCTTAAGAGCAGTCAAATAATCTTTAGCAGTCATAAGCAAAAAAAATTAGATACGTTTATACCATTGATACTCATGTTCCCAGGAAACGGGAGACGTAATCATAGATGAAATGATAACAACACTAGGCAAAAACAAGCAAAGAAACTCATCAATTTTGCCATACTTGACTACATACTGAACACCGTTAACCTCAACGATGAAACAGCGAAAATTAATTTTCTCCAT